AGCGCCGATCCAGCCAGCCCGAAAAGACCAGAGGTCATTCCAGCACCGCGAGCCTGGCTGGCGTTGTAGCCGTTCATTGCAGCGTTGTACTGTTGCTGCCCGGCACCCATCATGTCGGCTGCGTTGTAACCCGTACCGGCCATAAAGCTGGGCATCTGCGGCATGGTAGGGTTGGTACCCTGGGTCAACCGGAGGAAGTCGTTCATCGGGGACTGTCGCAACTTCTCCTGCTCGGCCAGCGACTGCTGACGCAGCATCCCAGCGAGTTGGGCCTGCTGACCCTGTTCGTTGAACTGCTGCCCCCTGACTCGCTGACCAAAATCAGCAACCGACTGGTTCTCACCAAACAGTTGACCACGTTGGTTGCCACGCAGCGCAGCAATAGCCTGCTGCTGCTGCAACTGTTGGTTGTTCGCAGCCAACCCGCGATTGAAGATATTCCCATATTCACCAGCAGCACCCAAAAGCGCTTGCTGTTGGGCATCCGTGTCACCTTGGTCAAGTCGAGTCAGTGCCCGCTGAAATGCCTCAGAGTTTTCAGGGATACCCTGATTCTTCAACCTCTGAATCTCAGATTCCCTGCTCTGCTGGCGGGATGGAGCCATTCGACTCATCATCGCACTACGAACTGCCTCTACGGCACCGAACCCGGGGTCAAGCCTGTTCATCCCCGACAGGTCCATATCTGATAGACCTGGTAACCCATTGGTCGACAGATCGGTATTACCTCGAAGTGCACTCAGGTCATAACCCTGAATCTCGGGCAGACCTTCCAGACTCATCGGCCGACTCAGTGACTGACCAGCCTGATCCAGCAACCCAGAAGCAAACCCCTGCTGCTGTGATGCGAACTGACGCTGTTGATCAAGCGCCGCCTGTTCTGCAGGGTCGAGGGTGATGTTTTGAGTCCACTGACCGTTGGGGTCTTGACTCCACGTTGACGCACCCCACGGGGTAGTCTGAGTCGGGCGGTTGGCGACGGTCTGTTCAAGAGCAGCGTCCTTGTTCAGCGATGCCTGCTGCTGCGCCAGCGCACTGTAGTCGGGGGCTGCTGGCGGCGGTGAGGACTTCCAGCCCATGTCAATCCTTCCCTATATGCTCAAGCACGTAACTGGCAAGAGTGTCGTCATCACCAGGATCATAGAACAGTTCGGCAGCACGAATGGCTTTTTCCATCCCACCGACACACAGTACAACCGAAACAAAAAAGTTAAAAGGTGAACACCGTAACGTGTAGGAGACGTTCAGCGCATCGGGGTTTCGCGTGCGCTCTAGCGAATTCGCAACTTTCCATAAAACAATCGCATGATATAGCGAATGCTGAAGGACCGGGTTGGATCGATAGCAAGGGTTCGCATTGAGACCGAACAGCACAAAATCCATTGACTTGTGAACAGCGTTCTCTGGATGCCTGTCACCATCGACAAGGTCATCATACATCTCAACGAATTCCCAGACACCCTCGATCAGAGAAACAGCATGAACATCACCGGAACACAACTCTAGGAGTATATCGTGGTCAATGGTCGTCATACTATGTCCTGTCGATCAGAGCACACCACGGCTCTGAACCATCGTGTAATCGGTAGCGACCCATAGCACGTCGCTGGCACTGATGGTGACCATCTTCAACGATGCTGCGACACCCATCCCCTCGGCGGACAACCACGACTGTTGGACAGTCTCACCACCGGCCCAGTACGCCGATCCCCACAACCCGGTGTCCCACAGTGACCCGCTTGGTGGGGGAACGATGCTGGGTGTGACAAGGGTTCTGTCGGCGAAGTTATAGATGATTGTCGAGTTGTACGACAGTGATCCGCCTGTGACAAAGGTTGGACGGTACAGACCCACCTGCTTCTGGTTGGAACGACCCCCGAAATAAGAGTACGCCTGCTGTACGGTGGCCGTGATCCCCTCACCCCCGGAGTTGTCGAGCAGCACCCCATCAGAGTTGCCCGTCCACGCCTGGTGGACGTTGCCGGAGTAGTCACCGAAGTACAGTTGATCATCGTTCGTCAGCCAACACAGAGCATCCATGTTGGTGAACTGAGTCCACGACTTGATAATCTGATTGCCGGCCAACTGGGCATTACCGCCCGCCACGATGGACGGAATGGCGATCATCACCATGTTCAGTGGTGGGTGGTAAATCACTTGCCACCCGTCCAGGCTCTTGTATGCGCTGACAAGTTCGGAGACGAGGAACTGAATTTTGCGGGTGGTCAACGGCTCATCGGCACTCTCGACCTTCGTTGACACTAGTTCGCCAGTCATGGACACCAGTCCCCGCTGAGTCAGTATCAACTGGTCTCCTGCTGCCTTGGTGAATGACCGTCGTCCCGACACGGGAGATCCGATGTAGTAGACACCGGCCAGTGCCCATGCCGTCGAGTCTGACGGGTTCGTGCCTCTGTAGACAACAGCCTCACCCTCAGATGACACGGCGATCAAGTGATCGTCTGCCCCATCACCATCGTCCAGCGTCCAAGTGCTCAGGAACTGGAGATACCCACCCAGCTTGAACTGAGGACCAAAGTCAAAGGATACGAACGTCCCTTGGATGGCATCCGGGGGCAGATACCACCCGCGACTGGAGTTCTTCTCCACGGCCCACAATCGTTTCTGGTGGACAGTGAGTTGCACAGCATTGACCGGATCGAGTCCTGCCCATGTGTTGGTTACTACACCATCTCCTGCCGTGATGCGGGCGACCCCTGAGTTACTGTACCGGATCCCATTGTCAACACCATTGACGCAGATGAGGTTGTTTCCAGCAGCATTCGTCAGGTTCACAGTCTCCCACTTGGCATTGGTGAGCCCTGTAACCAGTGCTGCCCCGACAGCCGCTCTCGTCGAGATGTCGTACATGCTCGTGAGCGACCATGCGAACATCTTGTTCGTCCCGGTCAGACTGTTCCACGACGCCAGCGTCTCCACTGACCCCGGCATTCCGGTAGCCCATTGAATGTATCCCTTACGGATCGAACACCCGTAGGGCTGTGGCCACCAGTTCTGGAGCATCAGAGCATCGGTCTCTGGCATGACCGTGATCGAGTCGTATGCGTTCAGCCCACCGATAGGGGAGGGTACGGTGTACGGTCGGAACTGATCCGGGGTCGGATTGACCGTGAACACTTAGACCTGCCAGGAACCGTCTGGGATCGACCACGGACCCACATAGGGGGTTTGAAACTGCGGCGCCAGGCTCAACTTTTCAGCGCCTGTGTCCTTGCCTGTTAGGCTGTTAAAGACCCGCATGAAATCTGTCTCGACAGCCTTGGTGTTGAACCCCTTGAGTTCGTAGAACTTCATCTTGACGAACTTGACCAGTAGCCAAGGGTCGTACCAAAGAACATCATTATCCAAGGTGATCATGTCCTTGCTTGGCTCAGTGTCGGCGTTGTTCTGAACCCAGTGATTGGAGATGTACTCCATGTAAAGAGTCTGGGTTGTACCGGCAGGAGGCACCGGGTACACCTTGAACTTGCCACCTTGGATCCGATAGCGCAGGCGCGGCAGAGACGCCACGAATGAATTCTTCAGCCAGGCCCACTCCTGGGCCGACTTCGGACCAAGCAGGGGCCAGTGGTTCTGGGTGTCCCACTGAGTCTGATCTCGAAAATAAGACAGGTCAGTGGGCACATCGTAGGACTCTTGCGCTGCGACAAGGGTGATGTCGAACTGCTTGGCGAACTGCTCCCAAGGGTAGTACAACTGAAGCTCGTTGCCAGCCGAGTTCAGCAGCGACAACAACTGTGTCGACTGCACATCGGACAGCCCGACAACCGTTGCCGGTTGTACCAGACCTAATTCACCAGCGGCCTGGTTGAGGACTTGCAGGGCTGTCCAGTAGGCCATGGTTTACTTCGTTGCGGCTTTGGCCTGTGCTTGCTTGTGAGCACTAACTAGTGCATCGACCTGCGATTGGAGTTGAGTGATCATCTCATCCCGCTTTTCCAACTCAGCTTGGAGTTTCATGGTCGGGGCCACACCGGCAGCAGCGTCCAGGTACGCCTGGGCCTTCTGCTTGATCTGGTGATGCCCCATGAACTTCTGCGACAGGGCGTCAGACATACCGACAAGTTGTTCAACAGTGTGACAGCCGACAGCGTTGAACTCGGCAACCTGTGCCGATGTCATCCATGGCAACTGGTTCAGTGGGGTGCCACTGACCAAGGCTTGATCCTTGCCGGCCTTGTAGCGCGACCACTGTGCAGCAAACCGCGCCTGATACTCGGGAGTCGCGTCACCGATGAAGGAGTCGCGTGAGCCCGGAGTAATGATCTTCACCAGGTCAATCTCGTCAAAGATCGGTCGACCCGCATCGATAGATTTGCTCTCGTTCTTGATCGTATCGCGGAAGAACAGAACCAGCAGTTTCTTGTCCGCTTCGGACTGCTCGCTGTCTTCAAAGTTGAGTGCAAAATCGAGGGTATCGGTGGACATGAAATGTTCCTGATGAGTTGAAGATGGCGTCGGGCATCCCACCCAACCAGACCCGCTCCCCGGGCTAGGTTCGCATCTTACAACGTGCGACCGACAGTCGGGTAACTGAAGATGGCGTCGGCGTTGGTCGCCTCAGCGCCACCGGTAGCCGTACCAATCGTCAGACCGTTGATGACCTCGGCACCGGCACCGGCATCGTCGTCAACGGCACCGTTGGTTGCTGTGGAGTTCAACTGAGTACCCTTGGCCGCAGATGCCAGAGTACGCAGCGACCCCTTGCCGTAGATCTGGAACCAGCCATACTCGTTGTCGGCCAGCGCACCCATTGCAGCACCGCAACGTGAGCCGGGGCCAGAGGCACCGGGAGCCGTGGTCGTGGTCGAAGCCATCGCAAAGTCAAAGCCTGTGGCCTCGACGCAGAGATAGCCGGCACCCGTGACAGCACCAGCGGCACGACCATAGATGAACTCCTGGTAACCGTTGGTGGGATCATCGTAGCCGCCAACGCTGCCCAGACGAAAGGCCGGGGTACCCGTTGCCGACACGACCTGCGTCGAGTTGAGACCAATGATTGCTTGAGCCATGATGTATTGTCCTTTCGGGGATCAGGTGTTGTCCATGCGACCTTGGAACTGCAGACCCGACGAAGTCAGGTTGCCGGCCCAGGCCAGAATCTGCGTGGCTGCGTCCTGGTTGATACTGACACGTTGACCCGGCGACAGCGGAACCATGTTGCGGTTCGCATGCGGACGGTAGAACATGTACTTGGTGTTCAGGAAGTAGGCCGATGCCGATGGAACAGCGGACGGCGTGGTGCCGGCAGCGCCCGTAGACGACCAGTTGATCTGCATGCCGCCGTCAAGGACCACATCGGCGTCCATGAACTTGACGCTCACGAACCCGAGGTTCGCGGTGTCATTGCCCGTGAAACGCTGAATGGACTGCAGGCTCGCCATGTAGAACGACCAGGTGGTGTTGTCCACCAGGATCAGGTCAGGACGGTCATTGCCGCGAACCAGGGACGCCCACATGCGGTTGAAGTACGTCTGGATGTTCGTGGCCGACATGGCCGCGCCACCAGTCGTGGTGCAGCGGAAATACTGGTTCTTCCAGAAGTTCCACACCGAGCGGTCGATGCCGCCAACCGTGTTGGTCGGGGTCGTGCTCACTTGCTTCAGCAGACCGTCGATCTGCTTGCCACCGGCAGCGGTGCCATCGCTGTACAGACCCGAGGCGATCAGGTTTGCCATCGAGGCTTCGGCGACTTCCATGCGGGAGTCCAGCAGATCGATGATCCGCTCTTTGCCGGCGTTCTGGAGTTGCTCCAGACCACTGATTGTCACAGGGCACGCAGCCTGCTTGATCGTGTACTCAGCAGAGCTGATCACGTCTTGCGCGGCGACGGGCAGGGTCTCGTAGCCCGAGTACCAACCGGCATTGCCGTTGGACGCGAAGCTGATCTCCTGCATGATAGTGTTGCCACCGGAGAACGTCTTGATGTTGCCGCGCTTCTTCAGCTTGGTCAACAGGGCGTTGTTGCTGGTGACGTTGTCGGCAATCATGCCGGTACGGGATTGGATCGAGGCAGCGATGATGTCGCTGATGGCGCTGTTGGCAAATGCCATTTGAGACTCCTAAATAATTGGTCAGGGTTTGGTCGGCTTTGGGGCCTTCTTGGCCTTCGGCTTCACTTTTTTCGCTGAATCGACGACTTCGACAGGCTCCACCTTGACGGGGACTGGCAAACTCGGCTCCGGCAACTCCTGACCAACCAACTGCGGAAACCTTGACCCACCGAGTACCGATCGGACGAACGGGGGAAGACCCATTACCGACCTTCAATGGAATCAAAAGCTGCAGCGATGGTGGCTCGCCGATCTAGGGCACTGATGCCCCCTGCTGGAGTTCCACTGGGTGAACCAGACACCGAGGATGACGCCTTCAGGGCTCGCTGGGCACGGGAGTTGGCCTCCTGCGCTGCTGCCTGCGATGACGCTGCCTGATGTCGTTGGGTCACACGAGCACTCACATCGGGGTTCATTGCGATGGCACGACTATACGCTTGTTCGAGGGTCAAGTAAATACCCCGTTTGGACTGGATCTCGATCAGGTCGGCCATGTCCCCGCGAACCTCGTCAAACTCGGGGAACTTCGGGTTGTTCTCCATCTCGGCAATCTGTTGCTCCATGGTCTGCGCAGCCCGTTGAGCCTGAGTAGCCTCGGCCTGCTGCTGCCTCTCGACCAGGCTCATGAATGGGGCCAAGCGCTCCTGGAGCAGTTTGTCAACGGTGGCCTGCACCGGGTCTGCCGGGGGTGCCCCAGATAATGCTCGGTCCAGTTCAACTACGTCAACATCGTAGTCCTTGATTATTTTTGCCATGAACTCAGCCCGCTGCGCCTTGGGAGCCGTTGTCAGGATGTGGTCAGCACGGAACAATTGTTGTGCCGCAGCAATTGGACTGATCCCCATCGCCTCCACGCGTGCCATGTAGGGCTGAACGCTCTGCTGGAACTCCTGGGCAATCTTCCGTGCCTGTGCCGACGATGACAGGGCTTGTTCGGTCTCCCGTTCACGCCGGATCACTTCTTGGCGTACCTCGGGGTCGAGTTTCTCCCACTTCTCCTTCTGCGCAGGGCGCCAGGACTGCGGGGCCTTCTCGACAGCATAAACCTTCTCGGCCGGCTTGCTCTCGTCAGGCTCGGGCGCCTTGGCGGCAGGTGTCGCTGACTCAGCAGGGGCAGGCTTCTCTTCGGCAGGCTTCTCAGCCAGAGGGTCCGTCTTCTCGAGGGTGACCGGAACAGGATCCTCCTTCGCCACGACAACAGGGGTGTCGGTGGTCTCGGGAGTGTCCTTCTCGGCCTCGTCAAACGCGGCTTCAAGGGTGGCACGGCGATCTGTCATCGGTTATCTCCAGTGTTGATGAACTTGTCGAATGATGGTTTCTTTCCTGTGCTGCTCCGAGGCTCGACGCTGCTCGGGGCTGCGGGTATCGCTGTTGGCCTGTAGCACTGGGAGCCCCTTGAGGTCAGCGTTCGGGACCACGTTGTGCCGCAGGTTGTGTTCCCGCATGCCAGCGCGACCGCTGTAGCGCTTACCGTCAATCGGGGACACAAAGTCAGGCAAGTCGGGCAGGATGGTCATTCCGATGGTACGTTCACGCTCACCAGCCCGGTAGGCGGGCGATCCATCGCTGGGAAAGACCCAAGTTTCACGAGTCATCCTTCTCTCCTTTCGGCTCATTCTCAGCCGCTTCTTCAGCAGCTTCCATCTGCATCTCGTGCTGCTCTTGGCTCGCTTGGAGCTTCTGGGCACTCTGCTGCTGGGCAACACCCATCTTCAACTCAGCCATGGCCTGCTCGAACTGGAGTTTCATCTGCATCTCGCGCTCCATGAGAGCCAGCTTCTGCTGCTCCATCTGGAGCTTGATCTGCGCCATCTGCTGCTCGTGCTGCATGTCCATCTGAGCCTTCTGCTGCTCCATGGCGAACCGCTGTTGCTCCATCTGCTGGTCCATCTGGGCCTTCTGCATCTCGACCTGCTGCTGCCCTTGAACCCGTTGCTGCTCCATCTGGAGTCGCATCTGCTCAGGGTCAGGCTTGTCCTGAGGCGGGGCCTTTTCCAGCTCATCGAGTGCCTTGTCCATCATGCCCTCGATCTCACTGGCGTTGCGGAACCCGGCAACAGCCCACTTCAGCATCCCGACCAACAGGGTCGCCGACTGCGGGACAGCCTGAAACATGGTCGACGCCTTCTCCAAGTACGAACTGACAGCCGTCAGGAACTCGACCCGATCCCGCTTCTCCATATCGTAGTCGGCCTGGGCGATCGAGTCCGCAGTGACCGTCACACGCCACTCGAACCCGTCCTCGCTCTGGAGCAACTCGATCGCCTGGTCGGCTAGTGGGGCGTCTGGAGTCGATTCGATATTTGAGTTACGTTTAAGGATCTCGGGAGTGAAGTGTTTGACCTGAATTTCGGCCTTGATCCGCAGAACCTCAGCGGCAAAACGAGCCACCTCGTCCTGAAGCTTCTTGATGCGAACAGAAGCGAATTTCGCCTTGATCTCCTGAGCCCCCAGAGTCTCGGAAGCCTTGCTGGCGCCTCGAACGATGTCTGAGATCCCGGTGAGTTCATAGATTTGGGCCTTGATGGCTTCGCGGGCCATGTTCAACTGGTTGAGCGCCGCAACGATGGTCTCCAGGGGCAACCAGTCGACCTGACCCTTGACACCACCCTTCTCGGCGAACATGGCCCAGTTGTCGGCGGGGATCAGGTCGTTGTCGAACCCCTCTTTGAGCATGCGACCGATCGCAGGACTCCCTTTGTCGTATACCCCGACGACCTTGCACGCCTGAACCAGCATGCTGATCCGGTGGTTCACGGTGTCCAGTTCACTGTACTGGTCCTGGAGCATGTAATAGTCGGGACGAGGCACCGTGTTGCTCGTGGACGTGTTCCCCAGCATCGGGGTCGGACAGGGTTCGAAGCCCACCAGACCCAGGGGGTCATCCTTGACATCCAGCAGTTCACCGTAGCCCCGGGCGAACCAGATCACCTGTCGGGTCTCGCGCACCCATATCTCGTACACCACGGCCTTCTGTATGGTGGTGTCCTGGGGTGTAGCGGGCGCTCCGAGGCGCCCGGCCATCTTCGGCTCGAAGTCCAGCGATACTGCGTTGCCCTTGACGTCCCCGAACCGCTTGACCAGCGACTCACGGTCCATGTAGACCCTGCGACCTGTCCAGCGCCGCTCTGACCAGACACGACACGGGGACCACAGGAAGTCGGCCCAGTAGACGTAGTCCACGCAGACCCGCTGATCCTTGATCCGCTGCATCGAAGACTCAGGCGGCGGTGCCTCCGTGCCGGGCTGGGGCTCCGGCATGATGTCGTCGATCTCTTCGGTGTCCGTCTCCAGGCGCAACCAGGCTTGTGAGAGCCCGGAGACCAGGCGATCCTGGACACACTGGCGCAGTGTCGAGTCGAATTGGTCCCGTGGGTCGTCCAGATCCTGCGTGATCGATCGTTGGAGCACCATGGACGCCACTCGACCAATCTCATCGTCGTAGTCCTTGAACCGACGAGAGACGATCGGCTTGGGAAGTTGGCTGTAGAGGGCCGATTCGAGGATGTTCGTGTTCGCGTAGAACAGATTGAACCACTTGGAGCCCGAATTCAGCGTGTCCCGCTCATCGAGGAACCGTTTTGTGACAAAATTCCCTCGCTCGTGGAACTTTTTGAGCGCTTTCTCGGCTGCATCGATCTCTGCGACCCATTTTTCGCGTTCAGTCGACGCCGATGTGGCTTCACTCATGCGATTCTCCGAATTTGGGCCATTTTGTGCTCATGATCAGTGAATAATGTCTCCAGATTGTACTCACTGTTCGCCGATGAACCTACGACAGACCTTACGGGGGCTGTAGCGGGGGCCGAAACAAGTGCGAAGTACCGAAACGCATCGCAATAGTGTGAAGACCAGTCGTGAACCGGCTTGTCGCTGAACATCATGAGGTCGTCGTTCCATTCTCGACGGTAGCTCTTGAGCGCTTCGACCAGGTCGGACGTATTA